AAATTTCTTATAAACTATCTTGATTTTTTTACAAGGGATATTATATTAAATTATGTTAATTTATTTATAAAAACTTAAATAACAATATAATGCTAGGGGTTGAGGTAGTTCTAGTGTAGAACACAACCCCTACTAGAAAGGACAAAAATGAGTGAGTTGAAATTCTGTCAAAGTCATAAGTGTCATACTTACGACACAAAAGACAGAAAACGAGGAACAAAGGGCAAGAAAACAAATCAAACTAGACGAAGAAGTAGTTTTTATTATGGAAATGGAAATTTCTGTTCTATGAATTGCTACAATGATTGGGCTACTGATTTTATGGATAAAGCCATAAATAGTGTGAGCGGTCGATTAACTAAACCAATGATACTGACAGAAGAAAATGCGTGGAGAAAATATATGAGGTATAATTGGAATAATGGAAATACTCCTTATTACACATATTTTTGGGTTAATATGTGTAGTAATAGAGAAATTACTATTACTGAAGAAGAATATCGAACACAAATAAGACCTAGTTTGTAAGTTTCATCTTGTCCTTGATGAACAATCTGTGGTTGTATGAGCCTCCAAAACTACATACAATCACAGGTTGAAAAAATTTTTTCTTTTTTTTGGGTGGGCCCGCCCAAAAAAAACAAGGGCTCAAGGGTGGGCCCGCCCAGAATCTTCAAGCTTTATCCACAAGCAACAAGCTACAAGCACTTGACTTTATTTTTTATCTAGGATATATTGGGAGAAAGAAAGGAGAATTATGGGACTAGATCAATACGCTGGCTTCAGGGACAGTAACGGTAAGATCCACGAAGAATTTTATTGGCGGAAGCACGCTAGACTGCAGAAATTTTTTGCCGAACAATTTGCTAAACAAAATCAAAACGGTAAGAAACATAACACTGGCGAAGAGCTACAACATCTTGGCTTCAATGCAGGTCAGGGTGGCGTTAAGATAACTGAAGAAGTAATCAAGGATCTTGAAAAGACTTACAAGGATAATTATCATTGGCACTTCTGCGCTGATGGTTTCTTCTGGGGTCAACAGTTTCAAGAAGAACAGATGAAAGAATATAAAGCCCAAGATAAAAAATTTATCAAATGGGCAAAAGAACAAATTAAAGCTGGTAAAGATATTGGCTACGATTGTTCTTGGTAAAGAGTTTCTGGGCGCGCTACAGGGGCGCCCAGACTTGAGCTCTGGTTGTGTGACTTTGATTTCAGGGTCTATACCACGAGTCGAGGTGTCAATAGATGGAGAACGTCCCCCCATCGCACGTGTTGGAGGGGGATCGCTCGCGGACCACAGAGCTCAAGCATTATCCAGATCTCAAGCAGGAGATATCCTGATAGGCCTGTCGCTCGAGCTATTAAAACAAAGCACGCCGGCCTCAACCTTGGGATCTGGGCCACAAGCTTGACAGGTTACAAGCTATAGGATATTATAGGATTATGAATAAAAAAGAAGCAAGACAAATAACCGGCGGGCTGTCGAAGCCGTCGAAGATGCCTGGACCAGCTCACAACCTGCCGGCCGTGGCGTGTAAGACTGGCGCGAAGCTAGTCAAGGTCCCCGGCTCAGTGTGTGCAGGCTGTTACGCCCTGAAGGGGAGATATAGATTTAGCAACGTACAGCAGGCATTGCAACGACGCCTGGCAGCTCTGGAAGACCCGCGCTGGGTCGACGCCATGGTTGTATTGATCAAGGACCAGGAATGGTTTAGATGGCATGACTCAGGAGATATACAAAGCCTCAAGCATCTAGAAAATATATTTCAAGTGTGCAAGCGTACAAGCAAGACCAGGCATTGGATGCCGACGCGCGAAGCACAGTTCCTGAAGCAGGTTGACCCTGCCACGATTCCGTCTAATTTAATTATTAGAATGTCATCACACATGATTGACTCTGGGCCAGTCAAGTTCTGGCCGTGGACGTCGACGGTGACCAGCGGAAGCGCCAGGACATGTCCGGCCCCAGATCAGGGGAACCAGTGCGGCTCTTGCCGGGCATGCTGGGATAGAGCTACACCAAATGTGTGTTACGGCAAACATTAATGATATGGTATCACCCAAAGTATTACGCAGCACTCAGGGCGCAAAGGCGCAAGCTTACAAGCTCTCAAGCAACAAGCGACAAGCATCCCAGCCAGAAGCCACAGGCGTCAGGTCCAGGCCGCAAGCCACAAGCTCCAGGATCCGAGCGCCAGGGTACAAGCGGAAAGACCCAAGCTTAGGGGCACAAGCTACAAGCACATAGGTATTCTTTTTATGTTTCGTGTGGAAGGCAACTTGGTGCGGGGATATCTGGACTTTTCTGGACTTTGTAAATTTTAATTCTAAGGTAAAAAAGGACCCACTAGGAGCATAGCCCAACAAGTCGGGAGTGCCAGGTAAAGCCCAATTTTCAATACGAATCCATGAAATCGTTTTAATTTCATTCTTAACTTTTCTCCATAAATCTCTTTCAGAATTTATCTTTTTCTGTGACATAATTCAGTCCAGATAACTTATAGAATCTTTATAGGATCACCCATACTTTCTACTGGTTTTTTACAAGATAAAACTAATCTGTGTGTATCCTTACTACCAATAATTTTATTTTCAAGTAGTTTTATTCCAACGATGTCATAAAATTCTCCGTTAGGTAATTGTATCTGCACCCTAGCGTTTTTAGTGACTTCAGATTGCATAAACTTGTCTAAACCCTGTCTAAATGTCTTTCCGTCTATCATATTTCTAATATTGATATATACAAATTATAGGATATATTACAAGGATTATGTCATTACCCAAAAAACTGACAGCACAACAAGAGAAGTTTGTAATGTATCTAGTATATGGCCATGAAGGTGAGCCATGTAGCCAAACAGAAGCGGCTAAACTAGCAGGATATGCAGACCCAGGTAACTATGCTAGTAGACTCATGAATGTCGATGAGTATCCGCTGGTGGTGGCCTTTCACGATGCTCTCAAACAAGAGCTGTACTCAAAGTATGAACAGAACCTACCAGAACAAAAAGCAACACTAGGACAGCTACGTGATGCTGCAAAGAAGAATGGTAAGTTTGCTGATGCTATCAGAGCACAAGAAATTATAATGAAAGCTGATGGTAGATTCGTAGATAAAAGACTCAATATGAACGTCAAGGTAGATGCTAATGAAGCACGTGAGAAGAATGAAAGACTCATGAACATAGTTAAGACTAAGTTAGCACTCAAAAAACTAAAAGAGTAATGGAACCATTTTTACCCATAAATACTATTATAGCATTTATATTGCTCTGTGTAGTAATATACGTAGGATTAGACGATAACAAATAAATCTTAGAGAGTGATCTTTTCCATAGATATTATACAACCCATTGGAAATATATTTGTATCGCTGAAGACTTCGTCTGTTGTATCGTAAGAACTAAATGTAATTAAAAACTTTTTGCTTTTCTTAAATACATATGCTTGCGTTATCATTTTAGATATAGGTAGTTTCTCCATCTCTTCTTTTGTTTTATGCCCGGCGTCACCTGTGATGTCGAACCACTTGATTGAATAGAAGTAGTATTTCTTCTTGTTGATGACTGCATGTTTGTATCTCTTCTTCCTCTTCATGAGGTATGTATACCCCAGGTTTTATAATTTATAAAATAAAAATAAAAAACACGCGCGCGACCCCTTAA